TTGGTTCATGATATTTAAGGTATTCCCAGAAGGTCATTTTAAGTTCTTTCTGTGTCATGCCACAATGAGCGGCGGCAGCAGGAAGATTCATAGAAGCATAGAAGAGACCTTCATGTGCTTCGTTCACATTTTGAGGCGTAGTTTTTTTTCTTTCCATCAAAGAATCAATTTCTTTTTTTCAGGAGTTGTGATAGGAGAATACATCTGCTCATACTGAGAAACAATTTCTTCTGCTGCCTCAGCAACATATACCACGAACTTAGTAGACACAGTGATATCTTTATCTTCTTTACTAATCATCGGAGACCATGCTACGAATGATAGTGTGCCCTGCTGTGTAGGAACACCTACAATTCCATTCTTTAGTGTGAGGGAATTATCGTCATGGTTGACGACTTCAGCAATCACATCCTCTCCAGAGGACATACGGATCAGTTTTACGTTCATTTGAATTGACACTCCATCATAATTTCGGTTAAACATGCCAGAAGATTAATCTCCTGATCGGCAGCAAACGCTGCCTGGTACTGGTATTTAGCGATTATCAAAACCGCTGCTGGAATAGTAGCAGGTGTAAGAACATCATACATTGCTTCGTAGATACGATGACTAACCATATTGAAATCGTTATCCAGATTAGCAACTACCCACTTACGAACAATATTAAACTCTTTGTTCTTCAGAGCATTCATAAGTCCTTTGAGATTGAAGTCAGTGATCTCAGCAAGGATACCAGTATCAATACTACCAGTATTGCCATACTTCTGAAGTTGATTCAGAACACGACGCCAATCAGGAAAGTGGTTTTGAATTAATTCTGCAACAACTTTAGGATCATAGTCAACATATTCCGCCTCAAGTATAGTCCTGACACGGTTGAAGAATTGCCCCGCAACAGCTGCCTTTTCTTTTCCTTTGTAGGTGAAGTCAATGACTGAACATCTTGATTGGATGGGGTCAATGATTTTGTTTTTGTAGTTGCAGGTGAAGATGAATCTGCAGTTGCTATGATACGCCTCAATAGAACTCCGTAGGAGGAGTTGTACATCGTTCCCTGTGTTATCTGCTTCATCAATAATGATGACTTTGTGCTTACTTCCTTGAAGTGATACGGTCGTTGCAAAAGTTTTTGCTTGGTTCCGTACCGTATCCAGAAAGCGTCCTTCGTCAGATCCATTAATTACAATATAAGATAGTCCAAGTTCGGCACAGAGTGCCTTTGCTGCTGTAGTCTTACCGACACCAGGTGGTCCAGTGAGAAGAAGGTTATTCAACTCACCAGCAGCAACCTGTTGCTTAAGATCACGTTTGATGCCATCTGGTAGAATACAATCGTCAATCGTTTGAGGACGATACTTCTCAACCCAGAGATACTGGTCGCTCATAATATAAAAATAAAGTTTAGTTGGAGTCTGGTTCTAAAGCAATCCAGTATGTGACAGGAATGCTTTTGTTAGTGAAGCGACTAATGAGACGCTTAGACATTACTACATCATAGTCACCTTTGATGAGTTTCAAGTTCTCAACTTTCATGTTGAGTACAAATTCATCAGTAGTTTTCCCAACAGTGATGGAAAAAGTATTTGATGTGTCATTCTCTTTGTCGCGAACAACAACAGTAACATCAGTGCCATCACCAATCACAGAAAAATCTGGAAGTTGATATACAGCAGCAGCGCGAGTAAGACTTTGAATGTCTGATTCACTCAGAACAAAGTTTACATCTGCCGATGGGACTTTAATACCCTGGTCCGGTGCCTGCTTAATCAGACTGGAGTCAGCAAAGAAATACTTGATAGCAGAACGATTGTTCTTAATTTTCACATAATGATCGCTACCAAACTCCATGTCTGCGCCATGCATCAATGACATACCACCAAGAAACTCATTGAGATCATAGATAGAAAAATTCTTAGGGAAAGTTTCTTCTACGTTTGCCTCAGCAAGAATGTTTTCTGCTACTGAAATAGTGCGAATAGTATTTCCAGACTTTACAGAAATAGACTGGTTAATACCAGAGAAGTTCTTGAGAAGGTTGAAAGTATTTTGAGAGAGTTTCATAGTCATTGAGGATAGTCACTTCGTGTGTTGTGGACGCCAGAGAAATGGCAGAGAAGAATGCAATAATGAATTGCTTTAAGGATATCCATTTTGGACTTACCACCTTTCTTACCAAATCGTGAGAGGTATTTGATAGCATTAGAACGACAGAATGCTTCTGCATCACCAATGCTTTCAATCAGATCAAGTGTCTGAGTTTTAGATTCTTGAGATGTGTAGTGAGATTTATATGTACCTGACAAATAATCACGAACTTCTTTTAGAGTTACATCTTCATCATACTTCCAGAAGTGTACTGCTTCCAGGTTAAGACCTTTGTCATTAGTCTCCATTAGTCAATTCCTCCATTTTACTAAAATTTTTCACTTTATCAAATTTGAGAACACGATCGAATTTCTCGACCATGTGTTCTCGGTGCGAGATAATAAACAAGTTGAGATCGTTCGTAAAGTTCCTCAATATGAATGATAACTCATCAGTGCCCGTGCTGTCAAGTGAGCTGTCAAAGATCTCGTCCAGGACTAGTAGGTTGGTGTCTACGCTGTTCTTGAGCTTAGCAACGGATCTCCATGTTAGCATAAGCGCGATGTCAATGCGAGACTTCTCACCCTCTGAGAACGATGCATAACTAAAGTCGTCCCTATAACGAGACTTGATAGTCTCCTCAAAACTCTCACTGAGTGTGAAGTTCACAAAGAAATCCATCTGCTGTAGGTATTGGTTGATGAGTTTATTCATCACTGGAAGATATCGTTTGATAATCCTAGTTTTGATACCAGTATCCTTCAGCAGATTAGCAGCAACGCTGTAGTAATCTTTATTCTCTTTGTGAGCGGCAAGAATACTTTCATAACCTACACGTTGATCGTTAAGATTATTCAACTGTTCCTGCTCTTTACTAGAATCATTCTTACTATCTTGGATAGTTTTAATTTCAGTTTCTAGTTCTTTGATCTGCTTATTCATATGATTGATGAGAGAATTATTCTTATCAATCACGCTATAGTGTTTGCGAATATCATCAGAGACTTCTGTATATTCAGAAATTTGTCCCTTGACTTCATCTATCTGTTGCTCCAGTATTTCCCACGCCTTTTTAGTCTCTGTAATAGTATCGTTGTTACGATCTATCTTATCAGTCTTAAATTTTTCATCAAGATCTTGCTTACAGGTAGGACATTTATCATTTTTAGAGTAAAAAATGTTTTCTTTTTCTAAGTTATTAACCTTAGTTTTAAATTTTACTTTAAATTCTTTTAAATTATCATACTTTTTTGAAAGTTTATCACCGTCAAATAACAGAGACTGTCTTTCTTTAATATATTCGTTAGTATTATTATTTTCCTCAACTACTTCATCACTTTGCGTAATGAGTTTACCGATTTTATCCTGCTTATAATCAATCAGGTTATCACTTTGTGTTTCGAGTTCCTTTATGAGTTCTTCTTGTGTCTCTATACGATGCTTTACTAGATCAAGATCCTTTTCGGTGAAGCGAATATCATCGTTTAATCGCTTCATGCGATCTTTGAGATTAGTATTCATGGTAGAGAACACTTGAATATCTAAAAGATCCTCAATGATTTCACGACGTGATGCTATCGGCAACTGCATGAATGGAATGAACGTAGAAGATCCCAGAACAACAATCTGGGTAAACGATTTATAGTTAAGTTTGAGGATCGTTTGTTCTAGGAACTTCTGCTGATCTCCAGTAGCAGCATCTTGGTTCAGCATTTCTCCATCAACATAAACCTCAAAGAGATTAGGTTTCATGCCACGGATAACTTTATACTTTTTATTACCCTGAGAGAACTCAACTTCGATACGGCAATCCTTACCGTTAATAGTATTAACAAGTTGAGGTTTGTTAATCCTACGAAAGGGTTTATTAAACAGCACAAATGTAAGAGCATCAAGTAGAGTACTCTTACCAGCACCATTCTTTCCGATGATTACATTATTAGTATAAGTGTTGAGAGTTATCTCAGTGAAGTTATTCCCACTAGATAAGAAGTTTTTATAACGAATAGTTTCAAAAATAATCATGGTGGGATGGTGGAATAATCAGTTCGTTTGGAGCAACAACAGTATATTTGTAACCTGTGCTATCGCACATCTCAATCATTGATTCGCTGTCTACCTCAACTGGAGACATTGATGG